GGCATAGTTATTATACGGTATCCAGTATAATAGCAAACAATAGTTAATGAGCATAAACAAGTAAATAATAACATGAGAGCGCATCAATTTATCACCGAAGGCGGCAACGTTTTTAAAAATGTTGAAGGCGCAGAACTAACTCGTCGTATTTCCCGTAAAGAAATACCCGGCACCATCTCTTGGTTAGAATCTATAACAGGACTAGACCTTAGTCAAGAACGAGATGAGGGAGATGTACCTGTCAAATGGCTAGGTACAACTGGACGCAAAGCCGACAGTGGTGATTTAGATCTTTCAGTTGATGCCAGAGAAGCCACTAAAGAAGGCTTAGTACAGATATTGTCCGGTTGGTGTTTAAAGCAGGGTATTCCCGCAAATCAAATTCGCAATCGTCCTAAAACCAATGCAGCACCAGCTTTTAAAGAAGGGTGGATCGACTTAACTGGTGACAGCGTACATTTCCGTACACCTATAAATGGTGATCCCAGTAACGGCTTTGCTCAAACTGATTTTATGTTTAGTGAAGATCCCACATGGCAACAGTATGCTATGCGGGGTGGTATAGAAGGCAGTCCGTACAAAGGCATGCATCGTCAGATTATGATGGCTTCAATTGCTCGTGCTCAAGGATACAAATACAGTTATAAAGCTGGCCTCAGCAATGAAACCACTGGCGAGATCACCAAGAACCCTGATGAGATTGCTCGCATACTATTAGGACCAGGAGCTCAAGCCCGTGACACTTATTCAGTAGACGCTATACTTAAACGTATCCAAAAACGTCCTGATTATGAGCAACTAGTCTCCGGAGCCCGTGAAACCCTAGGCAGAGAAGGCGTCGAACTGCCCACTTGACCCACCATTTAAATGGTGCTATAATATTTGAATAGCAATTCAAGAGGACGGCACCATGCAACAACCCTGGCAAGTAATACAAGCACTGGAAAGTGACAACAGCCGACTGGCCAAAGAAGCCATCGTACGTGAACAAGCTGCGGCTGGTAACGCGGTATTCTTTGAAGGCTGCAGGTTGGCCCTGGATTCCATGATCACGTTTGGCATTAAACAAGTGCCAGAGAAAACAGACCAAGACATACAAACCAGCCCAACAGGACTGTCCTGGGACGCATTTACCTTGGCCATTACTGGTTTTGTTAACCGTGACGTTACTGGTAACACAGCACGTGACATGATTCATCATCTCATGTTGGCAGCCACTCAGGAGGAGTGGAATCACTGGTACCGTAGAATTCTTATTAAAGATCTACGCTGTGGAGTCAGCGAAAAAACCATCAACAATGTAGTAAAGAAAGATCATGATCGATATTCTGTCCCTGTGTTTACTGTTCAACTCGCTCACGATTTTGGCGGCGACGAATCCGCAATTTCAGGCACAAAGTTGTTACAAGTTAAATTGGACGGCGTTAGAGTCGTCACTATTGTTTATCCAAGTGGTCGGGTTGATCAGTTTAGCCGTAATGGCAAAGAGCTGGCAAACTTTCCAACAATTCGTGAGCAACTGTCAGTAGTAGCTGCTGACTTTACCGAGCCCATGGTGTTGGATGGTGAAGTAATGAGCACCAGCTTTCAAGACCTTATGAAGCAGGTTCATCGCAAGAGTGATGTACAAACCACAGACGCACTGCTGTATTTGTTTGATGCTGTGCCACTGTCAGCATTTGAAACTGGACGTTGCGAGATTGTACAAAAACAGCGTAGTCAGTGGCTAAAGGCTTGGTACGAGGGGCACATGAACCAGCTACCCAATCTGCGTGTCCTAGACCAAGCCGAAGTAGATCTTGACACTGAAGAGGGTCAGCGCCTGTTTAAGATGTACAATAAAAGTGCTATTGAAAACGGTTATGAAGGACTCATGTTGAAGGACCCCTCTGCACCTTACGAGTGTAAACGTGCTAAGAGCTGGCTTAAAATGAAGCCAGTAATTGAAGTATCATTGGAGATTGCAGATGTTGAAGAAGGCACTGGAAAACACGCAGGACGCCTTGGAGCATTGGTTTGCACAGGCGTGGATGATGGGCGACTTATACGAGTCAATGTTGGTAGTGGCTTTAGCGATCTTGATCGAGATGAGTTTTGGGCTGCTCGTACTGACATCATTGGGCAAGTTGTTGAAATCCGCGCTGATGTAGTAACACAAAACCAAGATGGTAGCTACAGTTTGCGATTCCCACGTTTCCTACGCTTTCGTGGATTTACAGCAGGGGAGAAACTTTAATGGCTAGGATCAGCAAATACGCCAGGCCTGAAATCTTAGAAGCTGCCGCAACCGACAACTTAAAAGTGGGTTGGCGTCGTCAAGGTACTAGAATGTACTTGACTGTAGAGCCTGTAGGCATGCATGGATTTGGACATCCTATCATGCGCCATGCCAGCAAGTGTGAAGATTGGGTCAAACAGCATTATGCCACAGCCAAGATGACCAGTTGGACACGCAGTACTGGGGTATTTTTCCTACACGATATTATTGAAGAATTAAAAAGGTAACATTGCCTGTTGCTTTTTCGTGCAGTCAGCGTATAATACACGCACATATAAGCAAAAGGAGTTTTTATATGGCATTTACTACTATTACCACCACTCAAAAAGAGTTCCTAGTTGATTACCTACGTGGCACTGGCCGCACACTAAGCGCCGCGCAAGCCAAGTCATTTTACGGTATCAAAAATCTACGGGCAAGAATGTCAGAACTTCGTAAAGCAGGTTATCGTGTTCGCACAGACGTTAACACTAGTGGACGGACTGTTTATGCAGTTAGCCGTCGTCTAAATACTGTACAGTAAACTATGAAAATTTTGCTCGCAAGTGATCTCCATTTGGACTTCGCGCCTGTACAATTGCCGGGAGGCCAAGTGTTGATCCTTGCTGGCGATATTTGCGAATACCGTAGTTTCAAAAAAGAGCTACCATCTGTTGTAAACTTTTTTAAGAACGAGTGCCCCAAGTATGAGAAAGTGTTTATGGTTATGGGTAATCACGAATCATACCGTTACCGATTAGATAAGACCTACGAGAGTCTTAAAGAACTATTGCCCCCTAATGTAACTCTACTGGAAAATGAAACTGTAGACTATCAAGGTGTAGTATTCATGGGTGCAACACTGTGGACTGATCTTGATAATAACAACCCCATAGCTGCAATTGCTCTTAAGCAAGGCATGAACGACTACAGGGCTATTGAAAACTATTACAGTGACACAGGATTTTACCACAAACTAACCCCTGAATTCACTTATCGCTTACACAAAAACACACTGGAATATTTTCAGCAAAGCCTAGCTTTGCACCAAGACCGACCAGTAGTGGTTATTACTCACCATGCTCCTTCATTCCAAAGCATACACGAACGGTATCGTGGAGACAATATGAATGCTGGATATGCTAGTGATCTCAGCGAGTTTATACTAGACCATCCGCAAATCAAATACTGGGTCCACGGTCATACGCATACTGCATTTGATTACCAAATTGGTAGCACTCGTGTACTGTGTAACCCGCGTGGATATTACCCACATGAGCCAGACACTGGGTTTAATCCAAATCTTACTTTTGAGGTATAACAATGACAACACAACCTGAATTTGATTTTGGGCCCGAAGACTATTCAAGCCTAGGCCCTAACATAACTCCTTGGCCATCCATATCACCATTAACTACACTAGACATTGCCAGCTTGACCACAATGAACAGCAACAGTACCTATAACTTGAACGTAGGTACTAACACCTTCCCCAGCAGTTGGAATATGGGTAGCGGCGGCACAGTTTATAATACTGGTACTGTCGGTAGTATTGGCCTAAATCCAATATGGACAACAGGTCCTACATCTAATCCCGGCTTGGTAGTTGACGGAGACATCAAATGGAACGGGCGTAGCCTAGGTAAATTTTTAGAAAAAATCGAAGATAGATTGGCTATTTTAGAGCCCGATCCCGAACGCTTAGAGCGCTTTGCTGCCTTGCGCGAGGCTTATGACGCGTATAAACTAATTGACACACTGTGTGTTGGTGATGGAAACAAAGACACTCGGTGATGCATATTATACTGGAACGCGAGACGGCTGTAGATAAAGCAATCGATTGGTGTATAGCACAAGATGTTGCTTACACAGTACTAAACAATTGGCCCAACCCCAACGCGATATTTTCACTAAATACTAGTGATGAAACTACCATTACAGCATTTATGCTACAATTTTACAACGGTGCTGCCAAAATTTGGCACAGTTGACACACCATTATAATGGTGCTACACTACTAATTCCTAGACAACAATTTTATTCTCCCATATGGAAAATATTGACTTAAACGGTATTCTTGTTAGTTTTGTAGTGACGATCCTGGTATTAAAATGCATTGATGCCTGGCACTATTTTCGCCAAAAGAATCAATCCCAACCTGAGGAAGACACTGGAAATCTTGTGCGTTGTGAGGTAAAATATGATCCTAACGATCCCAGTCGCAAGTTGCTTTATGTATTTGATCGAGACAACAATCAATTTCTAACGCAGGCCGAGTCAATCAAACAAGCAGTTGTTAATCTTGTTGAACAACAAAAATACACCACGATAACTTTTCACCCTGACCATTGCCCTCCCGAAGTTTTTGAAGCAAGTAAAAAGATTACCATTAACGATTTTGCCAAGGTGAAACAATGACCATGCATTTAGCACACCCTGCGCTAACTACGTCGGGTCGACAGCGTACTAAACGCAAATTCCAATCTGCCGAACAAGCACGTTTACATAGAGAACTCAACGGTGATTGGCAGGAACTAAAAAATCGCTGGGGTGTTGCAGACGAAGATCGTCGCCGACAACGAGCTATGAACAGCACGGTATATCAGGCTCCCCGTGCTAATTATCGTGGCGCTGATACTCCTCGTATTCCCAGCCTTGACATCCCAGTCACTGGCGCACTAGGTACACGTTCAGTAATGGATCCCATGAGTTGGCGAGGAGAATCACCCGAAGTTGTTGCTGCTACACAGGCCAAGGCTCAACGCTTAATGCCCCTGTATAACAAAGGCCCAGTACAATATTTGACTGATGGTGAAGACCTTACCACAGTAGGAAGTAAATCTCGGAGACTATGATGCTAGACGATAATCAAATGGAACTGGAAGACACTGCCACTTGGTACTCGCAAGCCAAACCTGCTGACCAAGCCGAGTTTAGGCAATGGTTGAAAGGACTGTTACAAACTGAGTTGGTCAAGTTGACTTTTGAAAAAACAGATGGTACTATGCGAGTCATGCGAGCCACATTGAAAAGTGGAGTAGTACCACTGTACGAACGTAAAACCGAGCGGGTGCGTACACCCAATCCCGAACTGTGCTCGGTGTTTGACTTAGACAAACGCGAATGGCGTAGTTTTCGTTTTGATAAGGTCAAACGAATTGAATTTACACTAGGAGAAGAAACTTAACAGTATGGCTAAAGAAGAAGCAATTCAACTGCTAGGGCATGTAACAGACTTGTTGCCCAACGCAATGTTCAAAGTACGAATCGAAAGTGGCACAACAATACTGGCCTATTTGGGCGGTAAACTGCGGCAACATTCAATCGACATTAATCTTGGAGATCGTGTAACACTGGAATGCAGTCCTTACGACCTCAGCCGTGGTAGAATTGTGTACAGAAACAAAAGTTAAATAAATAACTGATGGATGACATCAGAAAATTAATTAGCCTATTAGAATCTAAAAAGACACTTGAACTTCGGCCGCTGCCTTATGCCCAAGATGCACTAGCACCTATATTAAGCCTAGACAACATCAAGTTTCATTTTGGCACGCTTGCAAGAAATTATGTAAAGCGATTCAATGCTGGTGAAGGCGCCGCTGACTTTAATGCTGCGGGTGCATTTTTACATAATACACTGTTTGAACAGTTTCGTACACCCGCTGATAAAAATACGCCCAATGAGGCGATGATGGATTTTATTTCCTATCATTTTGACAATTATCGCAATTTCCAAACTCAGTTTGAAGCTGCTGCCATGCCCATACAAGGGTCGGGTTGGGTATATCTAGCACAATCAGGACGGATTAAAACTATACGCAATCACGAACAACGTGATGATATTGTACTGTTGATTGACTGGTGGGAACACTCATTCCAACCAGACTACGGCAGTGATAAAAAGGCTTATCTAAACAATATGTGGAAGATCATAAACTGGGATGTGATCAGCAAACGATTAAAATAATACAAACCCGCTGATGCGGGTTTTTGTTTGATTGGTGTAACCATAAATATAGTATAAGATTTTCTATATAGGGCAACACTAGCATGGCTAAACAAACGGTTAACATCGGTACTTCGGAAAATTCTGGAGACGGTGATCCTTTAAGAACAGCATTTACCAAAATCAATGATAATTTTATTGAGGTTTACAACAAAGGACCTGTAGGTACTAATTTAACCATTTCTGGAAACACTGTACAAGCCGGCAATACCAATGGCAATGTTACGCTAATGCCCAATGGCACAGGAAATGTTGTAATCAGCGATAATAATATTATTATCGCTACATCTAGAACAATAACCACTGCTGCTGGTAGTGTAGGGGATACTGCTGGTATGATTGCATGGGACACAAATTATCTTTATGTTTGCACAGCATCTTATAATTCTGCTAGCCCAAGTACAGCGATCTGGAAAAGAGTGTCAATAGGAACTTGGTAAAATGGCATTAGACTCAATTAACATCGGTAATATTCCCAATGACGGTACCGGGGACGATCTGCGTACTGCATTTCAAAAAATTAACAATAATTTTATATCACTGAATGCAGCTCAAGGCAGCAGTGTTTCTAGTTCCACAGCACCTAACTCGTTAGTGCTTAGAGACCCCAACGGGAACATTAATTCCAACAAATCATTTTATAAAAATACATTTTCCAATCTCAGCGACTTACCGCCAGCAGGTAATTATCCTGGTATGTTTGTGTATGTCGATGGGGCAGGTGCATACTTTTCCAATGGTAATTCTTGGAAAAGACTGTCAAATTATAATCCAGCTGGCGCAGTTACAGATGGAATATTGAGATGGAACGGCAGCGAATTTGCTGCTACTGACACAGGTGTTAAAACCATAAACAGTTTGTCAGGCGATGTAGTACTGACATCCAATGATATTATTACCATATTGGGATTTGTGCCCATGGGTGCAAACAGTGGGTCATTTCCTGGCGATATTGTAACATTTACTGGCAACGGTGCAATAAAATTACCAGCAGGATTGACTGCACAAAGGCCGGGTGTAGCAACAGGCACAACAGCAGTGCCGGGCATGATGCGTTACAACAATCAACTTGACTGTGTCGAAGCGTACATTGGGCCCAGTGGCAGTGTTGCTTGGCAAACCATTGGGCCGTTGGGTTCTGCACCGGCTACCTTTACTTCCGCTACTATTACCAACGCATTGTCAGCTGGGACTATCGCTGCTACCAGCATTGCAGTTAGTACTAGTCTCAATGGCCCATTGGGTGCTACTACTCCTGCAGCCGCTACCGTTACTGCACTAGCGTCCAGCGGTGCTGTTACAATTACATCCGCTACCCCAAATACAGGATCCGGTACTGGCGCGTTGGTAGTGTCAGGTGGGACCAGCATTGGTGGCAATCTTTATGTTGGCGGAACAATCACACTAAACAGCGCAACTGAGGCCAGTTCAACCAGTGTTGCTGCATGGGTTGTTCCTGGTGGTACTGGTATTGGTAAAAAACTCTACGTTGGAGGTGTTACTACCTTAAACAATACTGACCAGTCTAATTCCACCGGCACTGGTGCATTGGTAGTAGCAGGTGGCGCAGGCATTGCAAAAAATGCCTATGTTGGCGGCATTTTAAGTGTTACAGGCGCTGCAGTATTAGCTAGTACACTGACTGTGGCTGATGACGTCACACTGTCAAAATTGTCAGCTTCCAGTCTTGTATTCACAGACTCTATTAAGAAACTGACTACCACAGGCAGTATTACGGTCCCACAAGGCGGGACAGGCCTCAGCAGCTACACTGTGGGCGACATGATATATGCCAATGGCACAACAGCATTGGCAGCCATAGCAGGTAATACCACAACTACCAAGAAGTTTTTAACACAAACCGGTACAGGTACTGCGTCGGCTGGCCCACTGTGGAATACCATTACTGAGACAGATTTATCCACCGCACTTTTTAAAGATTACACGCCGGGTGTTGCCAGTCCAACAGCGGCACTAACTGCATCAAACAGCATACACGGATTCAGTGCTTACAGTTCCACCGACTTCCCCAGTAATTATTATGTTGGATGGACTGTTAAAAGTACAACAGTGGGTGCTCAATTAGCAATCAATTGGAACGTAGAAGAAGTAGGGTCAGCTACCAAAATTTACGTTAGGGCCAACGACGACACTGGCACTACTACAGCTTGGAGTAGTTGGGAGAGGGTTATTACTTCAACAGCCGCAGACGCTGACTTGTCTATAAACAATTTAATCAGTGCCGGTTACATTCAACCCAGTGCAGGATCTGGTGCTACCAATGGAATCGTGTTCCCGGCCAATCCCGGCGGTGGATCAGGTGACGTGGCCAAAATTCAATATTATGCAGTAACCGGTGAACAAACTGAATTGCTGTTGTCTGTGTCTAACGATCCCAATGACAGTATCCGACTGACAGCGTCGGGCACAGTGTATGTAGATACTACTTTAGACACCGTACAACGTAGAGAGTCGTTTAACAATTACAGCACTGCTATTTCTGGCGGAACGGTATTATTTGATTGTGCAGCATCTGGGGATATTATTTACATTTCCGGAGCAGTTTCGGGCGCATGGGTCGCTAATTTGATAAATCTACGTTTAGATGTTGGTAAAATGAAAACTATTAGATTTATAATATCACAGGCTGCGTCACCTTATGTGCCAACTCTGCAAATAGCATCAACTGCAACAAGCATTAGTTGGGCTGGCGGAAGCACACCAACTGGTAATGCTACCAAGAAAGATCTAATCAATTTGAACATACTATGCACTGCAACCAACACCTACACAGTACTTGGTCAATTAACCGCATTCGGCTAATATGATAACTTGGGTCACCAAAAATGATTTAGGTGTTGTCAGCGAAGACTTTAACACAGCCATTACCTTGGTAGCCACCAACAGTGGTTCAGCAGCAATAATCTACACGTTGACCAATGGACGATTTCCTTTGGGGTTAGCTTTGTCCAGCACCGGTGTTATTACCGGGCTTGCACAAAATACCACAGCCAACACTGTTTATAAATTTACAGTCAGAGCCTCTGCAGTTGACAGTGGCGTTACTGTTATCGAAGATAGAACCTTTACTTTGCAAGTACAAGGCGAACATGTTCCAGTTATTACCACTACAACAAAAAATTTAGGTAATGTGTTTACTGGCGAATATTTTAATTTTCGATTTCGTGCAGTTGATCTTGATCTAGAAGACACTGTAAAATTTTATATCAGTTCTGGGCGGATTCCAATTGGGCTAGCATTAGCAACAGATGGCACACTAAGCGGTACTGTGGCTCCAATACTTGGTGCTACTGCCCAAACTTATAATTTTAGAATAGCAGCGTCAGATTCAAAAAATACTGTATATGCACCTTACCAATTAACAGTATTAAACAGATCCGCAAACACAGCAGACAACCGATCTTATTTGGCCAGTAGTACTATTTTAAAGTCTGATGCAGGAGTAGTTTTAGTACCAGTAATTTTAAATACCAATTTTGATTTGGGAATACATCGCAGCGATGATAGATATTCACATAAAATATCTGCTTTTACATTTGATAACAGCGCAGTAACATTCAGTATTGAAAGTGGTGCGCTGCCACCGAATCTAACTCTGCACTCAAACACCGGCTGGATTGAGGGCTATTTGCCTACGCAGTCACCCCCAGGTCTAATCACCTACACATTTGCAGTTGCTGCTACGTCAGTTGTGACTAATTTAAAAAGCCTGGCTAAAACATTTACTATTTCAATTGATTCTGTAGGAGCAACACAGCAATCCGGTTGGAATGTAGGACCCAACTTGGGGCGCATGCGATTAGGGGATGTGTCAATACTGGACGTCAACCCACACAACGCTGGCAGTACAGTTACTTTTCGTTTACAGGCCGGTAGTGCATTGCCAGCCAATTTGCAACTAAAAGAAAACGGGTTGATTACAGGAAGGCTTGCATTTGACGGAGTTTTAGCGCAAAATGTTACCACTGTTAACTATAAATTCACAGTAGAAATGTATAACAGTGTAGGCACAGTTATTGCTACTAAAACTTTTGACCTAGACATTGATTACCAAGCGGCATACGAAACGCTGTATTTGCAAGTATTCCCTAAACAATCCCATAGAGACTTGTATGAATCAATCATGCAAAACACTGCTATTATTCCAACAGACAAAGTTTTCAGAATTGACGACAGCTATTTTGGAATAACCAAGCAGTTTAAAATGCTGGCAATAACTGGGTTAACACCAACCCAAGCAGCAGCGTACATTGCTGATAGCAGTCTAAATCATCGTCGCAAACAATCTTATATTAAAGAAATCAAATGGGCGACAGCGAAAGATAGAAACAGCCGAAGTGTTTATGAAGTTGTATATGCAGTGCTAAAGGATCGAGAAGAAAATGAAGCCGATGTCAGTGCGCCTATTGTTAAAAAACTAGGAGCAGCTAGTCGTGCCGATATAACAGCTGATAATTCTTTAACCAATGTGTCTACTGGGATTTTTAACACCAACGTTGGCACTAGTATTACAGCTAGTCAAGGTAGCGGAATTAAATCATACCCACCGTCATATGATAATATGAGAACTCAAATTTACAGTAAAATAGCATTGAGCTCAACATCGGCCTTGCCGTTCTGGTTATCAACACTGCAGGCATCAGGGGAAACACTTGCGGATCACAATGTGATTCCTTTAGTATATGTCAAACTTGGCCAAGCTGCTGCTGTAGTAGCAAATATTGTCAATGCTGGTATTGATTTTAGTACGATTCCTTTTGACATTGATGGGTACGTATGGGAAAACTATCAGTACACCGGGCCAAAACTGACAAATAAATTGTCTGGTATCACACCTGTAGGAATAAGCACTGGAAATAGTTATCTTGTTGGATCTAGTAGCGAAACAGTTACTATTCCTGGTTTAGACAATATGTTTGTAAATTATGTTACTATACAAAACAATTTCCCAACTTCTGGCAACTGTTGCCCACAACTTTATGCCTATGGCGACGTTGACGTTAGTGGATCTACTCTATACACCTATGCAATAGTCTACAAAGTTGCATCGGGTTATACTCATCCCAACTTTATGTACAGGTATGAGTATAATGGCAGCACTTATGTGACTGAAGTCGGTGTTCACGACACCGCTAAACGAGTGCATCTAGGCGATGGTTGGTATTGGGCATGGAACACATTTATCACTCGCCCAGAAACCACCAAATTGGTCAATACCAGTTTTTGGTATTATCGGTATTCTACAGAGTTAGACAAAGTAACCGTGGCAAAAATCTTAATGATAGAAGATGACTATACCACCGCCCATCCAAAATATTGGCCTATTATGGGGGTGGTTACTCCCAAATTTCAATTTGAAAACGGTGGATTTGAAAGTGGAAAACTGGTAGACTCAAGTACCACTGCTACTACACCCGGCTGGACTATATACAAATCAGAAATCAGGCTTGGTGGAATAAACACCATTTTGGGATTCCCTACTCCAGTAGACCCTACTCCAACGCCTACCGGCAGTGGAAATCGTGTTAGCCTAGGCGACAATGCAGCAGTTAATAAAATGACATTTACAGCTGCCTTGGTGTCGGATTCCCCTCCAGTTGGCACTTCCAAGAAAAGTTTACGGTTGATCAGCAATGGATCAACCAGTGTTGGTTACGCTGTTGTACGCGGGCCATATGCTGTAAACAATAATGCTGTTGATTTAGTTCAAGGTGACATTATTGAATTTTGGTGGAAAGCTCAAGGCGGAAGTGATGCCTACGATATTTTTGCATACTTGTTAAACACCAGCAATGGACAAACAATAACATTATTAAACGATACTGGTAAGAGCACCGGCGCTACTACTAAATGGGCTAAAGAGTCTAGGACAATTGCAGCAGGTGAAGCTGGGACTTATAAATTTGTGTTTGTTAGCGGGACGTTTGACTACACAGGTGGAAAAATAATTGGTGCCAGTCTGTATATTGACGAGGTCAATGTTATCAAAGCACAGCCTACTACTGATATTACCAGTGTAGTTGATGTCACTACTAAATACTTGAAGTTTACTGGTCCAGGGCAATGGCCGTGGACACCAAATCGTGGAGTACTTGAATAAATGTCCAGTAATATTAACGTCGCATCACTTGATGCAAACTTTCCTGTTGCAGGAACCAATAATTCATCGCAGGGATTTAGAGACAACTTTACCAATATCAAAACCAATTTAAACTACGCCAAGGCTGAAATTTCAGACTTGCAGTCAAAGGCTATTTTAAAATCAGCACTTGTAGGCCAAACGCTCAACAATGACATGAGCGAAACTATTTTGTCTAATGTGACCCTTCGCAGTGCAGGCGTGGCCATTGAAGACCTAGGCGCAGTAGCTGGTGACGTAAACTTAAATTTTGCTACCAGTACACATTATGTAATGACCACTACTGACAATATCAGTTTGGCATTTACAGATTGGCCCAGTAGTGGCATTTGTGGTGCTATTAAATTAGTAGTCAATATTGGCAATGCTGCACATCAGATTACTTTGCCCAAAGAAGTAACACAGGGACTAGACCGTGTTGCTAGTGTAGTGTCGACGCTGGACAACACTGGTGTGATAATGTACAGTGTTGTATCGTTTGTTAGCCCGGGCGTATATGTTTACAATTTTGAAACTATTGACCATGGGACTAAGGTTTTAATACTAGATCAAAGCCGGGGCATTGGGTCTGGCAGCGGTGGCGGGACAACGCCTACTGTACAAACTGCAACCTCGGGTAGACTTGGCGTTGTGCGAGTTGGCTCGGGGTTGGCCATTACTGCACAAGGCATGCTCAGTACCAACCTAACTGGTGCTAATTTACCCATAGGGTCAGCTGGGTCTGTTGGTGGAGTTAAGCAGGGCACAGGCGTAACAATTGCCGGCGATGGATCTCTTAGTGTAACCAATGCCGGTGTATTTGGTATAGGGCAAACTTGGCAAGACGTAACCGGCAGCAGATCGGCTGGGGCAGTTTATACCAACAGTACTGGCAGACCTATTATGGTTATGATCAACGCCAATGGAGCGAGAGTAACAGGTACAATGAGCATAGGCAGCGTGACTGTGTCCATTTCAAACATTGACTTTACACAGCCTTATACATTTATTGTACCTGATGGGTCAACCTATTCGTTTAGTCTAGGCACTGTTTCCTTTTGGATTGAATTGCGGAGTTAAAGCATGAAATACTATTTAGATACCGACGGCAAGGTTTACGGTTACGAATTAGATGGCAGTCAGGACCATTTAATTGGTGAAAAAACTCCTCTCACCAACGAGCGAGCCACTGCTATATTAGCAGAATCTGCACCCGTACCCGCACCCGCACCCACACGCGAACAGCTAATGGCAGAATTGGCACGACTAGGCGCACAAATCGCAGCACTTGGGTAAATTAATTGTTGACAGCTAGTACATACTAGTGTACAATAATTGCTATGTTTCATCCACTAGCACCTTCATTAGAAAGTCTCAAAGACGAGGAACTGCACCGAAAAATCAGCGAGTTACTCCAACGGTTGAATTCGGCACAGAGGACAGGTGATCCCCAGTTGATCATGCAGCTACAAATGCTGTATGATGGCTTTCAGGAAGAATCTCAAAAACGTGCTCAAGTTTGGTTAGAGCGACTCAACAAAAAGAAAAAAGATACCCCGGATGATAAACCAAATTTTGACATAGGCTAGCTGTGAAGAATTATCATTTCAATAAAAAATTCAGAACATTTGTACTAGACGATCACCAATTGGGTGTGTCAACACTGACTCTTGACCTAACACTTGATCTAGATTTACCTAATCAGGAAACTTTAGATGTATGCATGAGTAGAATTTATTCGGTTATTGATAATATTTTCAATGATGGTATAATTTGTGTAGACGATAACGAAGCAGGTGAAATCGTATCCAGTGCTATCAGCAATTTTTGTGTACAAATACCAAAAGAATTAAATTATGAGATTCTTTCGGAAATAGTATGTCATAAAATACAAGCTGTAACTGACAACAAAGCCACAGTGACAAAATTGGTTATTATTCCTGTTGAGCATAACTTTGGAATTGAATTCAATACCAAATCCCAAAGACATTATGTTGAAGGATTTAAGGATCGTTGGTGGCTCAATCACAATCTAAAATTCAGTGATTTCAAAGATGAAGAACTCAATGCCGAAGTTGCTTGGGAAGAAATTAATCTTGGTTGGCCCACAACACCAACAAAAAAACGCAAAAAATCTGCAAACAAAACTCCTGTGGTAGAAGCTGCAACCATTGACAATGTCGTTATTGAGTTTCCATTAAACACCAAATGAAAGATCAATTTGATCGGCAAGTATACAGCGACTGGGCTATTGTTGATGAATTATTAAAAAATACCAATTTGGACCTAAGTCAAGCGGTATTTTCTGGATCTAGACAATATAACCAAGCTGTATCGGAAAATTACAGTGATTTTGAAAAGGTATCACAAATTGATGATACAGACTGTACTGTGTTTCATCGCCATCGGCAAGGCCAATGGTTCATGCCTGAAGAATACCAAAATTTGGACATTGCTGAATATTTGATATCTTTGTGTAAAACCAACTTGGAACTTGAACGAGTAGCAGACGAATTACTGCTGTATCAAGATCAAAATTTGTTTAACTTGTTGAGATATCTTAAATATTTGGTAGACGTCATGCAGGAAAACAACATTGTATATGGTGTTGGCAGGGGTAGCAGTGTCGCCAGTTATGTGTTATACTTGCTGGAAGTGCATCGCATTGATTCGATCAAATACCAGTTAGATGTTCGAGAATTTTTAAGAGGATAAATTATGCCTAAAATGTATAGAACTGCTCAAGGTCGAGTCGTGGACTTTGAAGCAATGCAACTAAAAAACGAAAATGTAATTGCAGTGGGAAACATGCGAGTCAACGCTCGCGGAGACGAACTAGGACCCGGTGGCGAAGTAACAAAAACCAACAACCAACGTGTGGCTGAACATTATGCTACATATTCAACTGTGCCTACCGATCCCGGCACGCCAACAATTGAGGAATCTTTACCAGACATGAATGCCGACAAACAAAAAAAGAAAGGTACACCAAATGTATGACCCAGTGATCATTAATAACCTACGTCCCTTGCATGAAGATGTTATAGTAGCAGACATGCACTTTAATGAGAGATTAACCAACGGAGGAATTATCCTACGTGGTGATAATGGCAAAATCGAAGGTGTTCGCCCACGTTGGGGCCGTGTGTATGCGGTTGGTGAGTCCCAACGAGATGTACAAGTAGGACAATGGGTGCTGGTAGCGCATGGACGTTGGACACGTGGGGTTGACATTGTTGATTCTGCTGGCACAAAACATACTGTTAGAAAAATTGATATCAATGACATATTGTGCGTTAGTGATGAAGAGATACATGATGAGTTTGTCAAGGACGGAATTTAAATGGCACTGAAACATTTATGGACTGAGCTTTACCGCCCGAAAACTGTATCAGGGTATGTGTTTAAAGACAGTGACACAAAACAGCAAATTTTGTCATGGATCGCAGACAAAACCATACCAAATTTGCTGTTTTCAGGCAATCCTGGCACCGGAAAAACAACACTGGCTCGAATACTAATCAATGAGCTTGATGTTGACAAAACCGATGTATTAGAAATAAATGCGTCAAGATCAAACAGCGTAGATGACGTGAGAAATTCAATTACACGGTTTGTAACCACTATGCCGTTTGGTGACTTTAGGGTAGTATTGCTAGATGAGGCTGATTACTTGAGCCCGTCTGCTCAAGCAGCATTGCGTGGTGTTATGGAACAGTATTCAGACACAGCTAGATTCATCTTAACTTGTAATTATCCCAATCGCATTATTCCAGCATTGCACAGTCGTTGTCAAGGTGTTCACATTAATCGGCTTGATGGAGTAGAGTTTACTGCTAGGGCCGCTGAAATATTGATCAACGAGGGTATTGAATTTGAATTGGAAACGCTGGATTCTTTTATCAAGTCCACTTACCCAGACATGCGTAAATGTATCAATACCATGCAGCAAAACTCAACTTCGGGCAAATTGATACTAAACACTGTTGATACACAGTCATCTGTAGACTACCGACTTGACGCTGTGGTATTGTTTAAGCAACGTCGCTATCGAGAAGGCCGACAGCTGATCACCGATCAAGTCAGGCCCGAAGAAGTTGAAGAAGTGTTTAGATGGTTTTATGACAATCTAGGCTTATGGAGCGAAACAGAAAAAGGTCAAGACCAAGCTGTTGTAATTATTAGAAATGGGCTGGTTAATCACAGTATGGTCAGTGATGCTGAAATCAACTTGAGTGCTACCCTTATAGAATTGAGTCAAATCAATGAAGCAGGATAAAAACCCAGTTCGCACCATGTATCTAGGACGTAGGCGTCGAGCCCGCGCAGTGGAAGCTGACGGCACTGTTGCACCTGCTCCAGCACCAGTGACCACACTGTTGTCATTAAAACGTGAATTTGATGAAATGCGACAACGGTATGAACAACTGCAAGCCGCATATCAACAGTTGGCCAATGAACTGCATCGAGTAAAGTCAAGTGTAAGTATTGTTAAACACGAAGTCGACAATGCTAGGCAGCGTAGGTAATCATGTATAAATTTCAATTATGGGTTAAGATTAACGACTTTCAAACTGCTCATACTATAGTGTGGGCTAGCAATGGTTGGGAAGCCAAACTGTTAGGTGAAGCACAGTATGGCGTAGGTAATGTTCTTAACTATACACAAGTTGACGAATAAATAAAGTATTGTTGTAAAGACCGTGAGGAAGGAAACAAAGAGAAAAGTGTTGCGGACGGGGAGGGCAGTTCTCCCCCGGGTCCACCAAAAGCATACTATAGTGACGCTGGGGAAGAGTAATAGTCAGCGGTCAATAAATCTTCCAAGTATGCTTTTGATGGGCCCGAATTAGGTTCGACGTGGCAAAGAGTAACAGAGTGGACAACACGTGAGGCGATGGACGTAATCCAAGCAAAATCTATAAATGCAAATGATGACGCATTTTTCGGAGAAACACGCCTAGCAGCGTGAACTCTGCGGAGTAGGACAGACTCTGTAAAATAACCAACCTGTAATAGGCTCTTCGGAGCCTATTATTTTTTTCACAAGACAACCAAACGTGTGCACGGGCTGTATGGCATCCGCGTTAATGTATATACGCAGAGCAATTTCTGTGTAAACAACTTAACCTAAAGGAAATTTGAAATGAAAACTATCGCTACCCTAATCGCTGGTCTGTTCGCTGTTACTGCTTTCGCTGGCTCGCACGCTGCTGCACCGGCCGCCCCTGCTGCTGCACCTGCTAAAGTAGATGCAGTGACCAAGCCTGCCAAAAGTGAAGACAAGGCTCCTGCCAAAGCCGACACAAAGGCTGCTGCGCCTGCTGCCACCACAGCACCGGCCGCTAAGTAATCTCTGTTTAGATGATGACAGCGACAGCACCACTGTTGAGGATTTAAATCTACATGCAGGGTATCGTCGACTGGGAGTGGTTGCCTTTGAAGTTCCACTTCTAGAATCAATTCTAAAACGACTACGAGCTGCCAGACTTGCTGCACTGCTAAGGCATCAGCAAGTTTGGGGGTAAAGAAAAAGGCTACTTGCGTAGCCTTTTTCCCATTTTTACTGCACAGTAAAAATTAAACTTCGCCGTACATTTTCAAGACTTCTCTTACGATGGGATGTCGTTGAATGTCTCGGGACCCAAAATCAATCGCTGCGATTGCAGAACTTCCCGAGCTTTTTAACCTTTCAATGAAATCACGTAAGCCGTTGTCTGCGGCAAATTTTTTATCATTTTGATTTAAATCACCTGTGACCATTTTCATCTGATTAACAGAACTATTTTGGGCTTCGTCAAAGACGATCCATGCATTTTTAAAAGTCCTACCACGCAAAAACGCTAGTGGGCTAACCTCAATTATTTGATCTTCTAGCATTTTTGCAACATCACGTGGTGCATAATATTCTTGTACAACATCGAAAAGCGGCCTCGTCCAGGGCTCCATCTTTTGATTAATAGTACCGGGCAAAAACCCGTGTTGTTCATCATCGACTCCTACTGCTGGTCTAGTGAAAATTAATTTGGAAACTTGACGCTCTTTAAATGCTTTGACACCAGCTTGTACTGCCAACATGGTTTTTCCAGTGCCGGCTGGGCCGGATGCAAAAACTATTTTGACTGCTTCATCTAATAATAGATCTACATATTGTTTTTGATTAGCAGTTTTAGGGTTCAGCTGAACACTGCGTCTTTGATGATTAAGCTGTTGTTGCTGTTGTAAGTAAGTATTGAAATTTACAGTGTTGTCGACAATTTGAGCTAGTGCTCTGTTTTTTCTTCTAGACAAAGGATAATCCTCCAATTAAGTGAATACCTTATGTACCTTTGCGTTTAACGTGGATCTCGCAAAGGGTTACAAGGTCCACAACAATATTTAACGTATAATAGACTTAATGTTAAGCTGAGTTAACTAACAGGTTCTAGTTGATAAATAAACTTCGTAGCTAAATAATTGAAATAGCGAACATAATAATATGCCTGTAACCATTAAAGACATTGCCGAAAATACCAAGACCATTTTCATGTCCGACAGTTCTTTACGAACAATGCTGGATTTTGAACGTGTAATTGACGAACTTAACGTTTATGTATTTCAAAATTGGCGCACTGGCGAGCTAGTTGAAGGGCCTAAATACAAAAAATATTTTATTACCTGCACCTTTATGTGGGCGTTAAAGAACATGCCGGATCCAACTGGTGGCGAAAAGCTGTTGCAATATGGCTGCGAAGTTTCTTATCGACGCTCACGATTAATAGCACCAGTCAAAATCAAAACACCCGATGACTTTAAGCCCGGAACAAAAGTAGCCAAATTGGCCAGCAGTCCGGTTTGGCTAGTTACTATAATTATGCCCAAAAGTCTAATGCAAGAAATAAGAACTGGATCAGTTGAGGTCGGTAACGAACAACTCGAATTAGAAGAAATTGAAAGCGCATACGAATTAGGACTTGACGATGACCAGTATAAAACAACTGACACCCAACAAGATGCTCAACAAGACAAGCAATAACAAACCGTTGCTTGAAGGTTTAACTAGCCAAGACTTGACTAGGCTTGTCAAGCCACGAGTGCATATTGATGAATTCAAAAGCAAAATGGGCGAGGACGCTGATATTGCTGTGCTGAGTTTCAGCGTAATCGGCAAAGCCCCCGCAGATGACCTAGTAGACTTTTTTGAAAAAGGCTACGAATGGATACTGGATGCTGACGCTAGTCCAGGCGAATTTGTCAAAGACATATATTTGGTTTTTGTGGAACTTGAACGCACTCCCGAATTACCCAAACAAATAAAAAATATACTGTCGGACCTTGAAAATTTAACAGAACACAGTATCGAAGATTGGTCTTTGTATTATGGTAATCAGGACAATTTAAAACCTGTTGCACTTGACAATTTGGCCGAGACAATTCCATTAAATCCTAGAGAATACCGCCAATATCAACGAGATCTTGAACGTCTTAAAGCAGATGCTGGACTAAATATTGATACAAAA